TTTTTAGATGTAAATGAAGCTAATGATGATTTTGATAATATAACTTTAGGTTCAGCTCCTGAAAAAATAGAAATTCCCGAAGAAGAAGAAATAGAATACGCAGGAGAAGATTTAGAAGATGATAACGATAAAGAAGAAGAACCAAAATGGGTAAAACACGTTTCAATGTGGAATGGAGAAATAAATTATATCAACGCAGAAATAGCCACAGAAACAGACACAGGAGGTTATTATTTTGATCCTGAAAAAGAAGCAGAAAAAGATGTTTCTTATAGAACTAAAGCAGCATATGAAGCTGCTCAAAGTCAATCAGAAGACATTAATAATTTAGAAGGTAGAGAAGAAGAAATACTTGAAGAAGAGGGATCAATATATGATTTATTATTAGAACAAGACAATTTTAGTGAGTCAGATTTTTCATGGAGTGTAGCAGATGAATGGTCAGCTAACGCTGATCCTGAAAAAGAAAATGATCTCTACAGTAAAGAAGAAGTAGAATCAGAAAATGTAGATCCAATAAATACACAGGAAGAAGAGGAAGGAGATGATAGTGAAGACGACAACGAAAACGACACAGATATAGATGTAGATGATACTGATCCTGATGCAGATAATGATACTGATGTTTCAGGAAGTGAAGACAACACACAAACTTCAGAATCTATAGCTGTAAATGTAACAGGTTCAGGATTATTAGCTAATAGTCCAACTCCAGAAGCTATAAAAGATTCATATTATTCTTCAGACACAGATGTTCCTGATAATTATTTTGATAATTTAGTAACACCTAATTTAAAGGGTACAAAGAGTTGGGTGAAAAACGCGAATGGAAATAGACAGGCACAATTTAAAAAAGAAAATTATGGAGGAAAAAATTGGGCTGGAAGAAAACCAGAAGCAGATCCAAATAATACTGGTTGGAGAGTTGCTTACAATTACAGAGGAGCTAAATTTCTTATTCCTAAACCCGCCCCTCTTTCAATAGCCATACAAAAATGGAGATGTGATTTAGGAAGTACAAAAACAGTAAAATGGAATGATAAAAGAACAGTAGTTGATGGAAAAAATCTTAAAAAAAGAGCATCACTTTATAAAGGAGATCCTCAAACAGTTTCAATAAAATATTTATGTATTCATACAACAGCAGGAGAACCAGTTATAGATGGTTTAGATGGATGTAATTTTCATCTTTATAGTAGTTGTTGGCCTGCTTATGGATATAATTGGTTAATTGGTATTAGAGGAGATGTTGTTCAAACTATGCCTGATTATGTTATGGGAGTTGGTATTGGTGCTGGTTCTAAAGGCATAGGTTCATTTATCGCTAAAGATGGAAAAAGATACTATGGGGGGGACTGGTCAAATCCTACTAATCCTGGTTATGATCCTAAAGCTTTAAGTGCGTGGGGAGAAACTACTCATGCTAATAATAACAATACCATTCAAATAAATTGGTCAGGAGGTGCAGAACGTTATTCTGGTAATGATGCTACAGATATAGTAAATAAAGGAAAGGATGATGAATATAAAGAATATGTATATGGAGTTCATGATGTAAGTAAAGGAATGGGAATTATAGCCAATGAAGAGAATTGGAAAAGTTTAGGATCTGGAAGGTTTAGTCACACAGTAGGATATGGTACAGTTACAGATAAACAATTAATTGCAATAAAAGAATTAATTTACATTTACATTAAAAGATATCCAGACATTAAATTTTTTGGACATAATCAAGTAGCTGCAAAAGCATGTCCTTGGTGGTGGACTCCTACGTTTTTAGAATATGTTTTAGATGCTCCTGATCCTAATAATCCTTTACATTCACATCCAGATGATTTTCATGATAGAGATTATTACATAGTAAAAGGAGGTAGAAAAAATACAAGCACAGGATTCTATTTAGAAAATGCTAAAGACGCAGGATTAAGAGCAACAGGAAAAAAAGGAATAGAAAAAACTACAGGATGGAAAAAACACGGATTAACTGCTGCTAATATAGGAAAGAAAACCAAAAGTAATTATTAGAAAATGGCAAATCAAAATATAGAAATAGGAAAAATACCAGACAGACCTTTTGCTTATCAAGGTAAACAGGTAATAATAAATACAGACAGAGTAGTATTGCAGTCTAAAAAAGATAGCGTGTTAGTATTTGCTAACGATAGTATATCTTTTAGTTGCAATAAAAGTATCCATTTTGACACAGGAAATACAGGTTATTTTATTGTTAATACACCTAAAATAGTATTAGGGTTAAAAGAAAATGATAAACTACCAACGGAACCTGTTTTATTAGGAGAAACAACTGAAAGATGGTTAAAAGATCTTTTAGAAGCTTTAGATGAATTAACAGACATATTAGAAGGAAATGAAAATCAAGATTCAGCTGGAGATGTTCCTTCACCTGTACTTAAAGGTGCTATTACTAAATTCAAAAAGAATTACATAAAACCACTAGCAAGTAGAATAGGTTATAGTTATAATGGGGATGAACAATTTAAATTTCAAGTAGACACTAGTGAAATATCTAGTAAAAGAGTATTTACAGTATAATGGAAGCAGTATTAGGAAAAATACAAACATTAGTTAAAGGCCAATTAGGAGGACTAAAAAGTAAGGTTAAGGCTGAAGGTCAAAGAAAAGTACAAAAAGTTAAAGAAAAAGTACCAACTAAAGACCAAATAATGGAACAAATGAAAAATAAAGCTTGTGATCCTGCTAATAAAAAAAGATTAGAAGCTAAATATAATAAAATAAAAAATAATTTAAAAAAATTACAAAATATAGCATTAAAAGCAGCGGCATTAATAGCAGGATTAGCAGCAGCTTTAGCTGCTTTAAGAGCCCTAATATCCATATTAGATGTAATTATTACTATATTAAATGTAATAATTAAAATATTAAATATAGTTGTAAAAATTGTAAAAATAGTAGTTAAATTTTTAGGAGGAACAGGTACTGGAGGTGCTATAGATGTAATTTCTCGATTAATATCTAAAGCAGAATATCAAATAAATAAATGGAAAAAAGCTATAAATAATGCTAAAGATTTTATAAAAAAAATGTTAAAAAAATTTATAAACCCAATAGCAAAAATATTAGCAAAAATAGCAGCAGCACTAGCAGTATTAGCTGGAATAATAGCAGGAATAATAGCTATATTAGAAATGGTTTATATGTTTATTATATCACAATGTGCCTTATCTCAAGAAAATAGTATGTTATCTAATGATAATATCAATAATGATGAAGAAACAGGAGAAAATGGGCTAGGTCAGGGTACAGGTGTAAATAATAATTATGCTAGTATAGCAGCTATGTTAGATGATGGAAAAACCCCAGAAGACATATTAGGAACTTTAGCAAATACCGGTAATACTGAATTTATTGAATATACTTATAATGCTGATTTTCAAACAATAGGATATGATAGATTTAATGAAGCAGTAGATTTACTAGATATAGATCCTTCATCTCTACAAACAGAATCAGATAATTTTGATTTTGGAATAGATGATGATGAATTTAATAGTTTAGTAAGACATTATGGGGAAATGAGAGGACCTAATTTAGAATATAACCATTAGTAATTATTAATAAAAAATAAACTTAATTTATATTTATAACAAACAACAATTAAAACATGAAAGCAAAAACATTTGAAAACTTAATTAGAAAAGTAGTTAGGGAAGAAATTGATTATGCGTTACGTAGAGAAATCAAATCACTAAAGGAGGATTTACGTGATGAATTAAAACCAACTATCATAGAACATAAAGAAAAAATGGTTGAAGTTTCACCAAAAACAAAAAATTCTTTAAAAGAAAAGATTATGGGTAAACAATTTAAACCACAAAACTTTACAAAGAATTCAGCATTAAACGATTTATTAAATGAAACAGCAAGGGGAGATACAAGAACAGAAGAATCATCTCCTGCAAGTTTAGCAAGACCTTTTTCAACAGGTGCTCCTTTACCAGCGGACACAGCAGGTATGCCTACAGAAGTAGCAGATGCAGTTACAAGAGATTATAGTGGTTTAATGAAAGCAATAGATAAAAAGAAAGGAAAATAATAAATGGCAATAGTTCCAAGAAATAGAAGAATTATAAATATAGATCCATTAGATCTAAAAGAAAATGATAAAGTAGCAATAGGAGTTACTCTTCCTTTTGATGGGTATGCTGTTTTTAATCAATCTTTTACTACTAAAGAACAAGTAAAAAGTAATTTAATTAATTTAATGTTAACTTCTCCTGGGGAAAGACTTATGAATCCTGATTTTGGAATAGGAGTTAGAGATTTAATATTTGAAAACGTAATAGATCAAGAATCTTTACAAAATAGAATAATAGATAGTACTTTACAATATATCCCTGAAGTAGAAATATTAAATGTTAATATACAAAGAGTAAATGAAAATACTTCTCCTGAAATACATCAATTAAGATTATCAATAGGATATGCCTTAGTAGCAAACGACCAACAAGATGCAATACAACTTAACTTTTATTAAAAATGGCATATTCAAAAACATCAAATAAAACTCAAGAAAAAGATATTAAATATCTAAATAAAGATTTTAGTGATTTTAAATCTCAATTAATAGAATATTCTCAAAACTATTTTCCTGAAACATATAACGATTTTTCAGACGCTTCTCCTGGAATGATGTTTATGGAAATGGCAGCTTATGTGGGAGATGTTTTATCTTTTTATCAAAATACACAATTACAAGAAAATTTTCTTGCTTTAGCTAAAGAAAAAGAAAATCTATTTAATTTAGCTTATTCTTTAGGATATAGACCCAAAGCAACAAATACAGCTAATGTAGAAATAGAACTATTTCAATTAGTTCCTGCTAAGGTATCCAATGATCATCAACCTGATATGGATTATGCTTTAGAAATAAAAGCGGGGACTGAATTTATATCTAGTGAAGGAGCAACTTTTACTAGTGATAAAGATGTTAATTTTAAAATAGATAGTGAATTTGAACCTACTGAAATTTCTGTATATCAAATAGATACTGTCACAAATAAACCCGAATATTATTTATTAAAAAAGAAAACAAAAGCATCTTCAGGTACTATTAAAACAGAAACTTTTGATATAAATTCATTTGAAAAATTTTTAACATTAGACATAACAGATTCAGGTATAATAGGAATTGACTCAATAGTAGATTCAGATGGTAATAATTGGACAGAAGTTCCTTACTTAGCACAAGATATAACATTTGATGCTGTAGAAAATATTGCTAGTAATGATCCTGAATTGCATGGATTTAATGCTCAAACCCCTTATTTATTAAAAGTAAAAAAAGTACCAAGAAGATATGTTACTAGATTATTGTCTGATAATTCTCTTCAAATACAATTTGGGGCAGGAGAAAATAGTGTAGTAGATGAAGAAATAATACCTAATCCTGATAATATAGGTTTAATGATTAAAGATGGAAGATCAAAATTAGATTTTGCATATGATCCTTCTAATTTTTTATACACAGGTACCTATGGAATAGTCCCCGTAAATACATCATTAACAGTAAATTATAAATGTAATAAAGAAGGAATAAGAGCTAATGTAACTGCGGGAACTATTAATCAATTTGGAAAAATAGACATAAAACATAATACTAATTTAAATGCAAGTGTATTAGAATATGTAAAAAATTCTTTAACAGTAAATAATGAAGAAGCAGCAACTGGAGCAGGATCTGGAGATACTATTGAAGATATAAGACAAAATGCAATGGCATCTTTTGCAGCACAAAACAGAACAGTAACTAAAGAAGATTATTTAATTAGAACTTTATCTATGCCTCCTAAATTTGGTAGAGTAGCTAAAGCATATATAACACAAGATGATCAAATTTCTCCTTTAGTTTCAAGTCCTGGTAGAATACCTAATCCTATGGCTTTAAATTTATATGTTTTAGGTTATAATAAAAATAAACAACTAACAACTTTAAATGAAGCTACTAAGACTAATTTAGCAACCTACTTAGAACAACATAGAATGCTAACTGATGCTATTAATATAAAAGATGCTTATCATATTAACATACAATTAGAATTTGAAATAGTAACTTTTAAAAATTTCAATAATCAAGAAGTTTTATTTAATTGTATAGAAGAATTAAAAGATTATTTTAAAATAGATAAATGGCAAGTAAACCAACCTATAATAAAATCTGAAATATTTAATAACATAGGAGCAGTAAAAGGAGTACAATCAGTAGTAGATGTAAGATTAAATAACATAGCAAATGAAATACAAGGTTATTCTCCTTACAAATATGATCTTGACGATGCTACCTTAAAAGGAATTATTTATCCTTCACTAGATCCAAGTATATTTGAAATAAGATTTCCTAGTGAAGACATTAAAGGAAGAATAACACAATACTAAAATGGCATATTACTCTATATTTCCCGAAAAAGACGCAACAATATATAGTCATCCAGACCGATTAGGACTAAATACTGGTAAAGATGAAATATTAGAATTATTAGAAGAAAAAGATTCATCTAAAGAAGTATATTACCCTTCTAGATTTTTAATTAAATTTAAAAACACAGAAATTAAAGATGTTATAGAAACTAAACTAAATGGAAACGATTTTAAAACACATTTAGAAGTATTCGCCGCGGAACATAAATCATTACATACAAACCATATAATACAAGTTTATGCCGTTTCTCAATCATGGGATGAGGGTACAGGTAGATTTAAAAATAATCCCTCATCATCTAATGGTGTAACTTGGGAAATGAGAACAGACACAGGTTCAAGCGCTAGAGCAAAATGGACAACTTCAAGTTTCGCATCTAATTCTACTGGTTCTTCTTGTGAATTTATGACATCAGGAGGAGGAACTTGGTGGACAGGAGCTAATTTTATAGCAGAAACTTCTTTTTCAAACGCAGATAATTTAGATATAGACATAAATGTAACCAATTTAGTAAAATTCTTTTCTGCAAGTTATTATCAAGGTGCTACTTACCCAACAGGAATAGAAAATGAAGGTTTTTTATTAAAAAAACCAGACGCTACAGAATGTGATGCATCGGCTAGTTTTGGTGAATTACAATATTTTTCTGTAGATACACATACGATTTATCCACCAAAATTAACATTTAAATGGGATGATTCATCTTATTCTCATAGTGGTACTACTTTAACTAGTGGAGATATATTTTTATCATTATATAATAATAAGGAAGAATTTCAAAGAAAATCAAAACAACGTTTTAGATTAACTACAAGAAAAAGATATCCAGATAGAGCTTTTGTAACAAGTTCAAATTTTTTAAATATACAATATTTACCTACTACTAGCTATTATGGTTTACGTGATGCAACAACTGATGAAATAATAATCCCTTTTGATACAAATTATACAAAATTAAGTGCTGATAGTGATGGTATGTATTTTGATTTATTTATGGAAGGATTACAACCAGAACGTTATTATAAACTAATGTTTAGAGTAGATAATAATGATGGTATTAATATTTACGATGAAGATTATTATTTTAAAGTTGTTAGATAATGGCTAGATTTGATCCTAAATTAATACAACAAGGTGAAACTTCCACTATGAAAAAAATAAAACATAGGGGATACACTTCTTTTGCTAATCTTCAAACACTAAATTCAATAGTCGCATTAGGTTCAAATCTTGAACAATTAACCCATAGACACGAATTTATAGTATATGAAGATGATACTGTTGAAATACTACCTCATTTAATAGGAGCTGATTTTTACAATGACACAGAATTAACAGATGAATTACAAAAATCCCAAATGAATCTTGATGGTTCAGGGGCAAATAATAGTCATGGGGGTATATCTCATACTCATGACTATGTAGGATTTTGGCCTAATGGTGTTGTTGTAGAAAATAATATACGTGGTCTTTCACATAAACATAAAATATTAGGAGTACCAGAAAAAATCCAACTTATACAACCTATGTATAAAACTTCTGATTTTAAAAAAATGGTAAGTACCCATTTTGAAGAATTTTTTCAAAGTACAGCTGCAAACCAAATAACAGTTCCTAAATTTTTTCAAAATTATCAAAGTTTATTTTATGATATACCTAAAGAAGGAGAAAATTCACATACAATGTTGATTGCACAAAGCTCAGGATACTTAACTAATTATGTAGATCCCTCTCAACAAGAAGTTATAGATTTAACAAATAGAATAGTAGAATTAGAAAAAGAACTAGCAGAAAAGGATATTTCAGATAAAGAACACCCAATATTTCAAAATGGTTCTTTCCTTAAACACCCAGATAATGCTACAGTCTATTATATGGATAAAGGTCAGAAAAGAGCTATTGACAATATGGAAGTATTTAATATACTTAAAAGGGTTAATGGTCATTCTGTTGAAGAACCAAACGAAGAAGTTATTATTCTAGTAACAGAAGATGTTATTAAAGGTTTAGAAACAGGACCTAAATTTAGATCTGAAGATTTATATGGAGATGAAGAAAAAAGAAAAGAAGAAGAGGAGAAAAAATTAATAGAATTAGATCCAGATGACTTTAAAGCAGATCCTTCTAATTATGCGACTGTAGAAGATTATCTGGTAGCATTAGATAGAGAAACCAGACAATTATTAGCTAAGGAAGAATATTTACAAGAATTATTCTTTAGATATAAATTTGATTCTACTAACTTATCAGATACAGGTGAAAGAGAAGAAGCTAGAATACAAAGAAGAGCATATGGGGGAAGATTAACTAGATTAAGAAAACAAATATTAAGATATACATCTATATTAGAATCAGTAGATCCTGATGGAAACTTACAAAATTTAGAAATATCTACTGAAAAATTAAAAGAAATAGTAGGTGTAGAAAGTGCTAGAAGTACATTTACTAAAGACGAAATGGCTCAACTTGGTCCTAAACAAAATACAATTGCAAGGTTTTTAGATGAAAATAAAGCATCAACAAATAATGAAATAATAAAAACACAGGTAGATAATAGTACTAATAATACAGGAACAGGTTTAGGTAATAATACAGCGGCTTATTTAGCAGCTTCTGGTATGGGAGAAGCAGCAGGTTATGGAGCTGAAGAACAACCAAAAAGCCCTCCAGGAAGGTATGTAAATAATCCAACAGGATTAATTAAAAACCACACCCATAAAGAAGCAATAGATGCAATGATGTTAGGATTTAAGTCTTCAGGTGGTAATTGGTATTGGACCTTTAAAGTAAACAATGCAAATAAAGTAGTTAAAGGAAAAGAAACAGGTCAATGGAGATTATATGAACAAAGATTAAGTAATCCTATACTTATGGGTGGAGCTTTTAAACCAAATTCTAGATTTAATTGGAAACTTAAAGAGTTTGAATGGGCTCCTATGCCAGGTAAATATCCAGGAGTAAAAAGTAGAATTTGGGAAGGAAAATCAATACATAAATTGAAACCGTTAACATAAATATGAGTATAGATAATAAAAATATAATTCCAAAAATATCTCAAATAGATGCAGAATCTTTAAATCCTCTTAATGTAGGTAGAAAATTTGGAAGAGAAAATGATTATGTTGAATTCCATATGTTTGATATGGGGGGTCGTCATATAACTTCTATAGAAAATTATTTAGAATATACTGTTCCTGAAAATATAGAAGATGATGGAAGCGATGCTTCTACTTTAACTAATACAATATTTGTAGATCCTTATAAAAAAGTAGGAGACTTAGGTTACACAACAGGTCAATATATAGTTGTTTATAGATTACAAAGAGCAAAAATAATAGATACTTTAAATAAAGTATTTATAATAAAAGAACTATCTCCTTCTAAATTAGAATTAAAATGTGAATTTATATCAGACCAAATAGGTAATGCTAATATAGAAAAACATATTGGTGATTTTACAAGAGGATTAGCATCAACTAATTTTTTTAGAGATTTTACTTTAAATTTTGGAGAAAATAATAATGTTTTAGCAACAAATATTATATACCAAGAGGGAGAAATAGGTATTAAATTATATGAACCTTTACCTTTAGATTTAGAAGTAGGTGAAAAGTTTAGAATAGTAGAAGATATAGTAGAACCAATAGAATTTTCTATAGATTTAGGGGAACCTGATTTACCAGAGTTTGGTATTGATATAAAAGGACCTAATTTTAGAATAGATACACGTTTAAATGATTCTATACCTTCTAAATATAAAAATTTTAATGATTTTGTTTCTAATACAAATTCATCTTCTTTATACACAGTATTAAACCATTTAAGTGGGAGTATAGAATTATCTATAGATTATACAAATACATCTACAGGATCTTTAGAAACAGGATTCCATTTTGAAAATTTTACACATTTTGGTAGTGCTGAAGAAAGATTAAAAAACTTTAAATATAAGTTAGAACTATTAGAATTATACCAAAGACAAATAGATGAAATAAATACAATCCAAGGTAGTATATCAGGTTCTGCTACAGTTACAGGTAATAAAAATTTAATTGAATCTAAAATATCAAAAATAAAAAGTAATTTTGATAATTATGAAAGATTTTTATATTATGAATTTCATCCATATGCATGGCCTAAAGTACCTGATTTTGGTATAGGAACTCTACAAGTAACAGGTTCTACTTTACAACCAGATTCTTATTGGCTTCAAGTAGGATTATCTGACTGTGAAGTATTTCTTAAACCTTATAATTTAAGACCTACTACTTCCTCAGAAGCAGTTGAATGGTTTGGAAGTACAAATGAATTAAATATAGATTATGGAGGACAAATATTATCTGCTTCTAGATTTGATGGAGCTAATAAACATAGTTTAATTAGAACAATACCTGAACATATTGCTGAAAGAGAAGAAAATGAAAATTATGTAACCTTTACAAATATGGTTGGTCATTATTTTGACCAAATATGGTTATATATAGATCACATTACAGAAATTAGAAATGCTAATAGTTCTCTTAAAAAAGGTATTTCAAAAGATTTAGTATTTACTGCTTTAAGCAGTTTAGGAATAAAAGCTTTTGATCAATTTGAAAATGAAGAATTATTTGAATATATAATAGGAACTTCTGCAAATAAGGCTGGTTCTTTTGGGACATATCAAGCCCCTGAAGGACAAACTATGATAACTTCTTCTTTAGTAACATGTGATAATGGAGGTAGTTCAATGCCTAAAGGAGATATTACAAAAGAAGTTTGGAAAAGATTATATCATAATTTACCTTATCTTTTAAAAACAAAAGGAACAGAAAGAGGAATAAAAGCTCTTATGAATTGTTATGGGGTTCCTGAAACCATATTAAATATAAAAGAATATGGAGGACCTACAACAGATGAAACTACTTATAAAACATTTAATTATGAAAAATTCTCAAGAGCCCTAGCGGGAAGTTCAGATTTAGAAGGATATTTCATAAAAGCACCATGGGCATCTTCTTCTTCTTTATTCACAGGAACAGTAGAAAGTAAACCAAATAGATCAGAGGGTAAAATAATATTTTCTATAGGAGCTGTAAAAGATTTATTTAATGCACCTTTTCCTAAAACAGTAGAATTAACAGCCACAGATTTATCTGTTCATACTTTTACTTCTAATTATGATTTTATATTACATGGAGAAAGTGGTTTAGAAACAGCTCAAAGTCTAGCAGGAGCTATAGACGCACATACATTATTTTCAGCTTCTGTTTTTGTAAGAGAAGATTTATATGATCCTGCTCATGAAAAATACAATTTAGATATTGAAATAATGATAACCCAACATCTACAAGGTATAGATGGTAATACAGAAATAAAAGGTACATTATTTGAAGATACATTAACTCCAGCTTGTGGTAACCCACAACAATTTCCTGAAGTTGAATTTTTAACAAAAGTAGATTTTAATGCAGGAGGAGGAATAAACAATTCAACATCAATTACAACAGTTATACCTGGTATTAATACATGTTCAAGTAAAACATTAATAGAAAACGGAATAGCAGCAGATGGATCAGGTAATCTAATAAATAATGGATTATTTCAGGATGAAGCAGAATTTATGGATTTTGTTACAGACGTAACAAATGGATATACTGATATAGATATCTCTTTATATAGTTTTGAATCACTAACTCCGTCAGCTATTCCTTTATATTTAGGGGAATTTCAATGTAAAGGAATAAATGATTATGGTTTATTTGTTATAGAATGTTTTAAAGCAGATGATTGTGTAAATATAAAAACAATAGTAACTCCAACAACAGTTTCTCCAGGAACAACAGCAGTAGGTACAATAACTATTCCTAATACAGTTGGGGGAAATAATAGTTTATATAATGGAGAAACAGTAATATTAACATCAGCAGATGGTACTGCTCATACTTTTACTTTAACAGGAGGAGGTTCAGTAAATTCAATAGGTCAAGATCTTACAAATGCAATAAATGCCAACCCCAATTTTAATGCTATAAATTTAGACTCAGTCCCTCAAAGAGATGGATATGCATTAGAAATAACAACAGTAGTAACAGGATCTAATACTAACAATCCTATACAAGGTTCTGCCCTTAATATGGGGGGAGATGCCGCATTTATGTCTATAACAGCAAGTGGGCTTATAGGGGGTACAGACTCAACAGGAGGAGAAATAGTAACAACATCTAATAATTCTTGTAGTGCAGTTTTAGACTTCTATGTAGATGGTGCTAATTTATCTTTTAGTGTTACTACTACACAATTTACAGATTATATAGTTCAAGGATCTACTGGAGATTCTACTTATGATAATTATTTAGCCCAAGCAATTCCTTATGCAGCAGGCACACACATTTATGATGGAAGTGCTTACGTAACTTCCGATGGTAATGCCTACAACTATGGTCCTACTAATAGTGATTATGTTTTTTCACATCCTAATAACCAAATTTTTGTAACTAGTACAACTATTCAGGCATCAAATAAACAAGGTTATTTAGATCCAAGCGAAATTTTAAATTATTGTAGTTCTAATTGTAGTGATGTGTCAAGCACAAGTGACGCGTGTTATACCAATTATACCACGTTTATTAACGCGTTAAATGCTGATGGTATAATAAATTCAAACATACCAGGAATAAATGTAGATACAAAATGGTCTGAATTAAAAGCATCAGATATTATAACTCATTTTCCTGCATCTTCATCTTGTGGGTGTAATGAATTTACAACAGGTACTATTACTACATCAAATGTTTTAACTCAATTACCAACAGTTAATTCTAGTATACCTTTAGGACAAGGAGCACAAAATTCTAATTATGGAAAGTTTGGAGTAAAATTTTATTCAGATACTACAACAACTACTACATATAATATTGATCAGTCAAACACTTATTTTGGGGGTACTAGTCAAAATGATGGAAGGTTAAATAATATAGGAGTTTGGGATGGAACTAATCCATGGTTAGGAAATAACACTTTAATGAATCCTACAAACCAATGGATAGGATTTTCAAAATGTATAAATGTACCTGCTGATGGAGAATATTTAATAGGTCTAGCAGGAGATAATAGAATAAGATTTGCTGTAAATGGTGAAATGTTAATTGAAAAAGATACAAGTTCAACTAGTAATTTTAATTATTGGTGGGTTTATAAAGTAAATTTAATAGCAGGAGATAACACAATAGTTTTAGAAGGAAAAAATGATGAAAATGTAGCATCCTTTGGATGTGATATAGTAGGACCTTTCCCAATAGGTACTTTTAATTCAGATGCTGATTTTCAAAACATAGATAATAATGGTATTACATTAAATGGCATAACATACACTGATTTAGAAGACGCTTATAAAAACAATATCATATTTACTAGTGATCCAGGTCCTAATCAACTTACACCTTATGTTGATTTTACTATAGGTAGTGGAGACACAGATTATTGGCAAGTAGATGGTCCAAACCAAATGACCATTAAAAATAATTATCCAACTAGTACAAACACTAACGATCCTGCTTATCCTAATTGGAGAAGATGGATAAATTCTTTTCATAATTTAGTTATTGGATGTGAATATACTATAAATTATACAATTAGTAATGATGGTTCAAATTCTAGTAAAGGACTTTTACTTTTTGATAGAAATCCAAATAACAATTGGGGAGGAACTACTACTACTCTAGGTAGCTGTTATATTGAGGAGATGTTTAATGGAGGAACTAATTGCAACAATGATACATTTAATGTTACTTTTACAGCAACTGACTTACATACACCAGGTGTAGTAGATCAAGGAGGAGTGCATTTTTATAGCACTCTAGGAACAGAACAATTTGACCAAGCTGACGTAACAATTACTATTAATTCTATTACAAGCACAACATGTGGGGGAGGAGAATTTAATACACAAACAAATGAATGTCCAGAAGGTTATTTATTTAATGAGTGTACTGGACTTTGTGAAAAAACAGAAATAACAACTACAACAGGCTCTTGTGATGGAATGGTTATTAATCCAGAAGGAAATGGATCATTTGAAACATCAGCAGATTTTGTAGATTATTTTACTGATTTTGATAATGGTTTTTATGGTCAAAATATAGATGATTACTATTTTGAATCAGACGAACCTTTACCTTGGGGAACTTTTGTAGAAGATCAATGTATAGGATCTAATGGTTTACCTATTAGAAGAGTTGTTGGTTTTAGAAAAGACCAATCTATATTACCTTTAGACACTGTTTTATATACTAATTATCAAACATTTGTAAATCAATTAAATGTAGATGGGCATGGTATTGAAACACCTCCTACTAATTTTTCAAATTTAACAGCAGCATTAATTACAGGATCTTTTGAAGGATCTTGCCAACATAAAACTTTAATAACAAATCCATTAACATCTGATGGTAGTTTTCCTACTCCTGGATCCGGAAATACAGGTATGGTTGATTTCTTAGAATATTATTCTGAACAAACAAATAATATACAAAATATAGCAGTAGATGGATTTAAATTTCCTGTTGACCCAGATAGTTTAACCCAAACATTCCAAGAAACTTGCCCTTTAGATGCAACAATATACTGTTTTTATGATGGTACTTCAATGACAGCAACAGTATTCCAAAATGTAGTAGAAACTGTGGAAAATTGGGTAGCAGAACAAGGAGCTAATTTTACAGGTACTGTTTATCATATGGTTAATTCTTATGAAAGATGGTTAGATTGTGCTAGATTACCTTTTACAAATATTGGAGATCACTTACAAAATGGTGGTTTTGGTTCTATTACTACTATTCATAGTGATAATGATAATATATCAAAACAAGCAGGTGTATCAGGTTATTGGAATTCTAATCAAAGTAACATTACAGGAGGTGAAAAAGCCTTTGGGGGGAGTCATATATGGCATAAACTTGTCAAAAATGGAACAGGTAATACTAGATCTAAAGAAATATATCAATTTGTTGAAACTGGAACAATAGTAATTCAGGGACAAGTAGTTCCTGTAAAATCAGTTATTAATGATGGTAATGGAATGTATGATGATGAAGTACCTAATTCAGCAGGATCACTTGGAGGAACGTCATGGACTTGGAGAGGACCTGCTCCATCATTACAAAATGCAACAGATAAAGCTTTAGTATTTAATTTTTATGATGAATCTTCAGAAACATCTAATAGTGGAAAAAGACAATACCACCAATCATCTACTTCAACAAATCCAACATTTGGTAATGTAGGTTTAACACAAGCTAAAATACAAGATGGTACTAGTCAAGGTCAAAAAGATTGGAGAGTAGATTATGAATTATTTATTAAAACCTATTTTGAAAACATAGACAGAACAGCAAATGAATATGAAAATCAAGGAGATTTAATTAATTTTATGTATCCTTCTGCTCCTGAAGGTTTAAGCCTTTCAGATCCCTCATCTAATAGATATTTAGGAGTAGATGGCACAACTGTTTTTCAAACTACACAATTAGCTTTTCCTTTACATGTATGGAGTTCTATACTAACGGGTAGTGCAGCTAACCCAGGTATGTTAGAAACAGGCCATGAGTACTTATCAACTACTCCACCTGCTAATAATGCTATATATCTTAATGCATTAGATAGTAGTGGTGGGTCTAACACAAACCCTTATGCTATTTCAAGTTGGCAAAATGAAACAAGTTTCTCACCTCCTACAGGATATGATCCACAATATGGGTATGGTGGTTTACAAAATTATGGGTGGGTTGTAACTTCTGAAGCAGTCCAAGAAAATGCATTTACTGGTATTGAATTTGAAAATGCTTTAGGAAAAGTTTTAAGTGAAACTTTATGTGCAGATTATTCAGTAACACAATATACTGATCCAAATATATGTTTAGATGAAAATGGAAACATGTTATTTACTGTTGATGAGTTTTTTATGAATCCTTCAATTAGTTCAACTTCTTTTTCAAAATACACAGATTATATAACAGAAGGTCAAAATTTAGGATATGCTTTAACTTTAGGAGATACAAGATTAGAATCTCAAATAGAAGGTCCTATAGCAGTAGATGAATGTATATGTGCAGATGTTTGTCCTAATAATTTAGTACTTAATAATAATACAATTATATCTATAACTGGATCTAGTTTTGACCAAGGTAATGAACCTTTTATTGTAGGAGATTCTCTTATACAATCAAATAATTCTGGGTGTACTTTAACTGTAACTTCAATAGATTATACTTCTAATTCTATAATAGTAGAAGTAACTAATGGAATTTTAAACTTTACAGATCCTTTAATATCAACAACTACGGGAATTCAATATTTTCCTGATTCAACTACAGGTGAATTTACCATCCCTCAACCACAAGGAGTATTTTCAAATTATAATGAATACATGCAATTTATTTCTGATTCTGCAAATGGTTTTGCAGCATCAAATTTAAATACTTTAAAATTTCAATTAGTAGATCAATCATTCCAAGAAATAACAACGGAAGAAGAAGACTGTTCTGTTAATGCAGATTTATATGTGTTTTATGATAATACTTCAATGGGGAATGCTGCTAAAGTAACAGCATTTAATGCTGTAAATGATTGGGTTTTAGATTTACAACAAAACCAAGGATATAATAAAACTGTTTATCATATATTTGCAACAAGAGAAAGATGGTTAAAATGGGGAACTGGAATGTTAGAAGGTTTTGGAGATACTACTAAGTATTATAATGGTGGTGGAAATCTTAGTAATGCCCATTATAAAATCGAACCAACATTAGCTTTAATGGAGGCAGATCCAACTGTAAATGTATATAGTGGTACATGGGCATCTTCTAATACTTTATCAACATTAGGACCTCCAACAGGAGACGTTTTAGCTATTTGTTTTATAGATGAATCTGATAATAGATATGTTAATGATTGGACAGAGGGACCTATAGGAAATTTAACTACTAATCCTAATGTTAATACTATTGATTATTTGGATCCTCTATTTGGTGATGATGAACCTAAAAGTACAAGTTTTGATTCTTTCCAAGATGATTGGACTGAATATACAACTCTTTACAACAATTATACAACAGGAAATGTAGCATGTTTCATGTATCCAACTCCTAATGAAAGTGCCCCTAAGAATTTTACTTCTTTATATTCACAAACAATATTATCAGCACTAGCATCAATAACTAGTGGAGATAATAATGATGGAAGATTAGCTAATCCCCCATCTACAATTATGAGTTTTGGTGTTCCTGGAACTGTAGATACACTTAATGGTGGTATTTATGCAGGACTTGTAGCTCCATGGGGTGGGACAGTTACTTACAACGCATTAAAAACTACAAACCCTTATTTTGATCAAGGATTTGGGGAATTAGATAAATATGGTTGGGGAATTAATGTATCTTTCCCAAATATGTCTTCAACACAATTAGCTGTAGATCTTGATGAATTTGTATCTACTTCAGATTTATGCATAACAGAAACAATAACAGAAGTAGAAGTAAATATATTATGTACAGGTTCTACTTCAACAGAAATAAACCAATATGGTTTATATACAGTTGAAGGATTTTATCAAAATGCTTTAATAGATCCTTCATCAACAACTAATCAATATTCATCCGATTCTACTTTTTATGGAAGTTGGAGTACTTTTTTAAATCAAAAAATCCAAGAAGATGGATTAACAGGTATTGATTTTTTAAATAATAATGGAGCTAGCATAAGTACATATACTACATGGAATCAATTATCAAGCTCAGTAGCAACATTAAGCACACCTGGAGTAATAACCACAACAACTCCTGGTACACCTATTAATATATTTGACGCACAATCTCAAATATTTAATAATAGTGCTGCTGGATCAAATGTAATAGGAAACGCAACACAACAATTAAATTGGTTAATAGATAATGGACATGGACAAAATTTAAATGGATATTATTTTACAAATGATACTTTAGATGAAACACTAGCACCTTATAATAATTGTACAGGTACAAATTTACCAGTAGGAGGAGGAGTATATTGTTTTGTAACTGATTTTACTTTCACATCATTACCTTCTTTAACCTTCTCAAGTGCAGGAGGTACTTATACTAATTGGCATACATTTATTGATACTTTAAACAGTTTAAGTTTCACAACTATCCCAGGTACAACAGTTCAAAATTATACTGAACCTTGTAATTCAGGAACGTGGTCAAATATAACAGGCAATACAAATGAAACACAATCAATGTTTTATGAAATATTTGAATCTACTACCTCTCCTGCAGGAACAGTTGCTTCTCATACTCAATGGTTAATTGATAATGCTCCTAGTCAGACAGCAGCAAATTATTTCTTTGAAGATACAACATCACCTATTGCAGGACATTCATGTGCTACAAATGCACAAAGATATATTAAAGAATTCCAATTAGTTTGTCAATCTTTTTTAGACACAGGAACAACCCAGTTTGCTCAAAATGGGTATTTTGGAACTATAATGACTCAACCCCAAAATGGAACTCCTAATCAAGCATCACCAACAGCTCAAGATTGGGATGGTTTCCTAGGTCATTTAAATGCAGCTTGTAATGCTGAAGGCGATGCAAATCAGTTTGATAATACAATGACTTTAGCCCAAGTATTAAATACAATTAATACTTTAGAAAGTAACCATCCAAGATATGAGGGAACAATAGTTAGATATTCAATTAAAACAAAAGTAGAAACTTGTCCTTGTAATGAAACAACAACAGGATCAACACAACAACAAGTAGATATATTTACTTATCAAGATGACATAACAGATATATTAAATTATTTTAATTCTACTTTAGAAATAACTTATAGCGCTAATATTATAGTTAATTACCAAGCAGCTAATTGTGAAGATATACCTGGAGATCCTATAGTAACGGAAGAAACACAAAGTACAGCAGGAAATATACCATTATATGGACAAATAGACGGAGGAGCTTGTGTTTGTATTCCTGAAACAACGGGGGGAGAATCATTAGATGGAGACATAGAATTTGAATCATGCATTTGTTGTCCTGAATCATCGTCTATAGAAGTAGGATGTTTAGTAGCAGGAGAAGTATCTAGTAGTAGATGTGAATGTTCAGCAGATACTTATGAAACAATTATTAATTTTGTTTCCGCTAGTACTTTCGATATAATTCCTTCAAGTTCTGCTAAAATGGTAGAATTTAGAATTAAACCCCACAGATTAGACAAACCAGAATATTCATCTTTAGAAGCATGTTGTGATCCTGTTATAACAATACCAACAGCTTCACATTTATTTAGTTTATATAATGAATCACAACCACAAACAACTCCTCACTTAATATTAAGACCATACACAGGTAGTGATGTTTCTTCTTCGGATGATTTTAGAAACTTTGGTTCATTAGATTTATATAAAAATGGATCAGTAGTAGGAAGTACAGATATATTCCCTGTTTATAATGGAGCCTTTTGGAATATATTTATAGGAACAAAAGGAGAATCAGGAAGTAATAGTGAAGTATATTTTGGAGCATATCAATCTAATTTCTTAGGTCATGTTACCCATTTAACAGCTTCAGCTACTTTTAGTGAATATGAAAGAGCAGCATCTTTTGGAGATACCGCTTATAATTTAGCTAATAATACACTTCCAGCATCAACAGCATATTTTTGTGGGGTTCCTACTAATAGTAATACAAGTGGTAGTGTAAATAGTTTTACATACTCAGGATCTTTACAAGAAATTAAATACCATGTTAAAGATTTCTTAACACATGATACTCTTACTAAACATGCTTTAGATCCTTTTCAATATGCAGGTAATACTGTTAGTTCATCTTGGGAAAATGTTCATTTAAGATTACCTTTAGGAAGTAATAATAAAGTAGATTCTGCTTCTTATAATAATAATGGGTTAGGAATAATTCAAAATTTCAATCCACACCCATCATTTAGTTTATATGAATCTTCAAGTATATCTAGTTCTATTACAAGTCAATCATTTAGTGAAGTATATGAAACTCATAGACATTTAACACCAGACACTGTAGGTATTTCTACTACAAGTGAAAAAGTCAGAATAGATTCGGGATCTATAGATAGAAGTATATTATCTTTTGATATAAAAACAGAAACATCTACATTAGACAGACAACCTTTAGATTATAATGATTTAGGAGTATTTTTCTCACCACAAGCAGAAATAAATGAAGATATTGTTTATACTTTAGGAGCATTTAGAATGGATGATTATATAGGAGATCCAACACACCAAAGTTTAGCAGAATACCCAGATTTAGAAGAACTAAAGTTAAAATACTTTAAAAAATATTTAAATAGCTATAGACAAAATTTCTTTGATTATATAAAATTAATTCAATATATAGATCATACTTTATTTAAAATGGTAGAACAATTTGTTCCAGCAAAAGCTAATTTAAAAACTGGTTTATTAATTGAACCACATTATTTAGAAAGACAAAAATTTGCAAGACAAATACCAACATTTGAAAGATTAGAAAAAGAAGCTCATCTTTTACCTTATTTAGATTTAGAAGGAGAAGTTAAACACTACGAAGCATGTATTAATATATCAGATAAAGTAAATGAAAATTATTTCCCTTGGATGGGAGCTCTAACAGCAAGTGATAATTTATACATGAGTCAAAGCAAATATACTTCAGATGAATGTAATCCTTATATTACTTTATATGACAATTTTGATCCATTATATGGTAATTATGTAGATTGTATAGTTAGTAAAGAATACTATTATGTATCTAAACCACCACAATTTAATTTTGGTAATGATCCTACAAACCCAGGTATAAATCCTACGGTAGGAATAAATCCAGTTAATCCCTCAAAAGGATCAGGACTTGGTGTATCAATAAAAGGTACTCAAACTGTTAGCGTTCAAAAATCATCAACAACAACAACTAGTGGGGGAAGTGGAGGAAGTAGTTATAGTAGTTAATAAAAATATATATGTATATAAAACAATAATAAATGGCACAGGTACCACAAAACGTATGGAATAATAGTTGGGGAAGCCAAACTAATAGAGAATCAACACCTCCTGCGGGGTGGAGTTGGGATTTTGGTAAAAATTATTGGGAATACACAGGTGTAATCCCTCCTACTCCTACTACACCTACAAATACAACAATATATCAAACATCTTCTATAGATTGCTTCCCTGATGTAATTGTTAATACAACAGGAGATCCAGTCAACCCTCCAACAGGAGATCCTGTTCATATACCAGGTACTTCTCCAGGAAAAACTACACCTACACCCCCAGCACCACCAGCTAATCCTAGTGTACAACCTGTACCTACATTTGGTAAATTTTATAATGTATGTTTTAATGATGGTCTTTTAAATCAAAAAGGTTGGACTAGAGCAAGATGGGAAGGATCCAAATTAAGATCTTTATATTACAATGAATATACAGATGAAATGGATGAAGGAAAAGAAATAGGTCCTATTCAAAATCCTAATTTAGATACCAGTATAGATGGATTACAATTTATATTAACTTCTTCTTTTAATGTAACTTTAAATAACACATATAAAGTAGGTAATCCTTTTGAAAAAAGAATAGATAATGGTATTGCAACAACATTATTTGGAATAACTCAAAGATCTTGTCAATGGCAATCAGAATTTAAAGATTATGCAGGTAGAGAACAATACCCACCAAAATCTTGTGGACCCGGAGGAGCAACTACTGCTGCAGGAACAGATCAAACTTATCAAAAAGCAAATAAATCTTTACCTTATCCACCTTTTGGACCTAAAATATATGATGTACCTTTAGTACCAACTTCTTTTTACAAAATAAACTCATATACTCAAGAACCAGAAAAAATAGAAAGAAAACAATCTACTTTTGACTTAATTCCTACTCATATAAAATTAAACCCAATAGATCCTAAAGGATTAAATGGGGGTCCTTTCTTTTTAGGAATAGATCCAGGACAAAATGAACAGGTAACAGGAAATAATAGATTATCTTCAGAATATCAAATTAGATATGAAGAAAGAGAATATGTTCATCAAGGTCCTTTTAGTTATGTAGACATAGATGGAACTCCAGTAAATGGTGTTGCTCAACTTAATATTGATTCAACATGGGGTTATAATCAAACTTTTGTTTCTAGATCAGCAATTATTCCTGAAAGAGAATCAGATGGAGATTTAACTTATGGCAAAACACCAGTAATTGAAAATTATTCAAATGCAGTATTCTTTGGAAATACAGTGTATGGTTATCAACAAAGTGATGTATTCCCAGGACCAGGTCCTGATTTTTCATACCTTAAATTAGAAAAAGCTTATATATTTAATTCTACTGATGATTCCTTCTTTGTACAAGAAATAAAATCAGAAGGAGAAGACAGAACATTCCAAAATTTAATGCAGTCTACTTTTCCTTGGTCTACAGATTTTAGAATGAAATTATTAGATTATGATCAAGAAAATAATTTAAGATCAAGTTATGGTGTACATTGGAATAGAGGATACTTTTCAGAAATAGCATCTTACACAACAGAATCAGCTCATCATACATCCTCAGGACATTATCCAGGAACAGGAAGAAACTTTGAATTAAACGGAGGAAGTTATCTATCAAGTACTGGACATGGTCATGTTGGTACCTCTAATCCAGCTTTATTCCCTCATGGAAGTTCTGAAAAAATAAATGAGGGAGCTCAATTTAGAAAAGCTCCAGTTGATGCTAATGATGGTGGTTATTATTATTTAGCTAGTGATATTGGAGGAGGAGAAGGTGGTTTCTTTTCTGGAGGTTTTAAAAGAGCAGGTATGGATTTTGGAAGAAATGAATTAGATTTTCCTAAACACCAAGAAAAAGGAATTGAGGGTAGTTGGAATTCAGGTCCAGGAGTAAGTAACTTTTTTGGATTAGATCCATTACCAGGAGGTATGAGATATTATACTTTTAAATTTCTTCCAGTACATAGACCAGTAGGAGGTATGTCTGCAGATAGTTCTAATACTAAAATGTTAGGAAGAGTATTATCAGGAACATTTGAAATAAATGACAAAAACCCATCAGCAGATTGGTGGTTTGGTAAAGGAGGAGAAAAAAATATAAAGTGGGTATCTGAAAGTTGTGCTGGAGATGTTACATCAAGTATGAAAATATTTATGGATGAATGCCATAAACAAGATGATTTATATATTTTAACACTTAATGAAGCTAAATTTGTTGATAAATCATTTAATCAAAGTTTTCATAGAGAAGACCACCCTTACTTAGAGCGTAGAGATGGAAACGTACCAGGATATCCTGGAACTCCTTCTTTAAATTATGCAGATGCAACTTCAGGAGATCCATCTAACGTAGGGAGTTATAGTTATTATTTAAATTATGTTAGACCTTTAGTTACTTTTGGAAGCATGATGTATTCTAATACACCCGAAAAAGTAGGAGTAAGAAACGCACATAATTTATTAGCCGGAATGGGGGATGCAGCAGAAATAGGAATGGGATGGTATGATTATTCTGAACCAGCAGTGTCTTGGTCTTTAGCTAATCCAATTAATCCTGATACAGGTAATCCTTGGACTAAACAAGACACAAATAGACCAGATTATCAGGGAATAATGAGTGGATATGGTCCCATAGGTGGATTATATGCAGGGGGTATTAATGCTCCTAGATTTATGAATGGATCTCCTTTTGTAGAAGTAGGAGATACTAGTGGAATACAATTTATAAATGATGGAAATGGGGGACAAAACGATCCTAATGGGACAGGAGGTACAAATGGAAGTTGGGTATATAATAGTGCAGCTGTTTGGACAGCTTACATGTATGGAAATAATTATAGACATTTTTACACAGGAACTAAATATATAGACTTTAGAGAAAGAAAAGGATGGCCAGGTTTAAATAAATGGACTATTTCTAAATCAGAAGAAAAACCAAATTTTATATTAACAGACATAAATAAGGGAGTAGACCTACCACAGGGCGTAGGCCAAAAAGGATTTATACTTATACCCGATACTTTAAATCCTAGAATTAAAGCAAATTTAGATTACTATTTAAGTAAAGCAGGTTTAATTGAAAAAGAAAAAGCACCAAAATATAAAGATAGATCAATTAAAAAAGGAACTTATTTACCCCCTAGAGTAAAATTAAAGAAAAGAAAAAGAAGAGGATGGTTTTACAAATTAAAAAGAAGAATAAAGGGTAAAGATTATTAAGAAACAAAAAAACATTATATTTATAATAAACAATAAAAACAATGGGATATTTAGACAACACACAAGTTATAGTAGACGCAGTCTTAACTAAAAGAGGACGCGAATTATTAGCTAGAAATGATGGTTCTTTCAGAGTAACACAATTTGCATTAGCAGATGATGAAATAGATTATTCATTATTTAATGAATTTCATCCTAACGGATCACAATTTGCGGGAGAAGCTATTGAAAATGGAACATTATTAGAAGCATTTCCAGATGAAAACAACATTATGGTTCATAAATTAGTTACTTTACCAAGAGGAACAACTAAATTACCTATTGTAACAGCTAATGTGTCTAAAATTCAATTATCTCTTGGTTCAACAACAAATGTGAATCCAACTACTCTTAATTTTGGAGGTGTAGCTAATCTAAAAGAACCTTCAGGGTATATGGCTACAATTGCAGATAGAAGATTAATGCAATCATTTGTAGGAGTAGGACAAAAAGGAAAAGTAACAAGAAGAAGACCATTTAGTGATTCTGCTTTAAGTGAAACTATGAAAGGTATGTCTTTTACTTTAAGTGCTATTAATAGTACATCATTGTTTGGATCTAATACAAAATTATCTACTACTATTACTATAGAAGGTATTGATTCTGGAGCTAGAACAACAATTCCAGTTGAAATTTCAAAAGAAGTAATAGCAACCAAAGGAAGTCAAGGAGAAACAGGAATATTCCTTAAATAAAATAATAAAGAATGTCAACATTAATAAGATTTAATTCAGAAGATATAGTAATTGATACTAAAAGAATATCAACCTCAACATGGGCTGATAACACAAATAATTTAGGAACAGCTTTTACATCCTCTATGCAATCAGACCAAACATTACCTTCATCCCAAGGTAATTTTTTCATGGATGTTTATAACATGCATACAGGATCTATTTCTAGTTCAAAAGAATACTCAATAGCATATGGTCACAGAGATGGTTCAGGATCTTTAGATTTTACAAATGACACAGGATCATTTGGTTATAGTGCTACTAAATGGAATTACAGCCATTATAGACAATTAGTTTTTGGAGATGAATTACAAGAATTTAATTTCAATGGTTTTACACCACAAGATGTTTGGGTAATTAATATTGAAAGAAAAAATTATAAACAAAATTTAAAACCAGGAACACTTAATTTATTTTTAGGAGAATCAGACACAGGAGCATTAATTCAATTAACTGATAATAGTGTTACAACTACAGGTTCAGCAAAAATGACTATGTGTGGAAGACAATATGATATAGTTTCGGGTTCAAGTGGCCAAGCAATATCCCCACAAAAAAGTAACCTATCAGCAGGAATAGGAAATGAACAATTAGGATCTTATGGTTTCTTTTATCCTGATGCTGGTTTTATTGTTTTAAATCCTTCAGCTTTATCAGCTAATTTAGGAGGAAGTACAAATGCAAATTTCACAACAAATTTAACCCCCAACCATACTATAAATTCACCTGGTTTTAATATTCATAAGCTATTAAATGCTATCCAATATGGATCTAACTTTATTTGTGATAGTGAAGAAAAAGTTACCTCTCAATATTATTTTACAAGAGTTAAAAACAGCGAATTTAATTATACAACAAATCCCTCTTTTATAGATACTCAAGGAAATCTAAGATTCCAATCTATGGCAGACCAACCAACAGTATATATTACAACAGTTGGTTTATATAATGAAAATGGGGATTTATTAGCTGTAGCTAAATTAAGTAAACCACTAGCAAAAGATTTTACAAAAGAAAGCTTAATAAAAGTAAAAATTGACTACTAAAAATGATATCCGATGTTTGTATACAAGAAATTAAAGGCATCAGATATAGCGGTTGTACCCTTTAATGCACATAAACAGTACACTTATACCTTAAAAGGTAAATCTGACTCTATAAAACACACTTATTTTGTAACAGCTTCATGGAGCCAAAGTGCAAAAGAAGAATATGGAGCTTCAACTTGTGCTCATAAACAACTAGAACATTTATATTATGGGGATTATCCCATAGATGTAGCTAATAAATTTGGTAATGTTCACTATTTAAAACAACATAGACAATTAGATGAAGAAGTTTATGTTTATTCTATACCCCAAAACATGTATGGAGTTCAAATTAAACAAAAATCTCTACAATTAGAAACAATAACTAAAGTAAAAGATTTTAGAGCAACAGCTAGTTTAGGAAATAAAATACAACTAACAGGTAGATTTATAGATGATGGTTTAGGTAATATAATTCATTTAGAAACAAATTTAGGATCTGGATCACAAGCATTTACTACAGAATCTTTTCCTAATTCTTTAACTTATAACTATCCAGAATATTTCAAAGATGATAGAATTTTTTATCTTAACCCTATAAATTCATATAGATTTTTAGATTTAACTAAAACAAAACATGGTGAGCATATACCAGATTATACTACACATTCAATACATTATGATCCTAAAGGTTTAGGATTATTTTCTACTTTACCAGAATTTGATAGTGCAGGATGTAAAGTACCAGCATACAGTATGGAAGATGTATATGAAGATAGTTACTATCATGGATTAGTAGATTATAATAATATTAGATTTACTAAATATCCCTATTTTCCTAATTATAGACTTATCCCTCATTCTCACTCAATTAGTGAAATAATATTAGGAAACCAAACAGATTATACTCATCATACATTTATGGATTTTCATTGTCAAACTCCTCATTCTTTAAATGTATTAAAAAGAAACGACCCAGGAATAGTAGCAGGTCATGGAAAAAAAGGAGGAAGTTATTTAAGATCTCCTCATAATGAAAAGTTTGATTTTAATCCAGGAGATGATTTTACTATTACATTTAATTTAAAACCTGCTCCTTTTAAATGTGATGGAAATGTTTCAAGTTCTGAATTTCATATAATAGGAAAAAGCAAAACAAAAACAGTAAATGCATCTTCTTTAGAAGCTAAAGCAATAAAAGCATTAAATTTAAATGTATCAGGAGCAAATCAAGAAGTAGAAATAGAATCTGAACCTCAATATCCTTTTGAAATATTTTTATCAGGATCTAATGAAGGATGTACTACCCAACAAGTAGCAACTTCTCCTATTACAACATCAAGTATATCTTGTACGGGGGGAATAGCAGTAGCTATTGCTTCACCTCCTAGTCCATGGTTATCAGGATATGGAAATCAATTTAATAGAGAAACACAAGCACCTTCTGGGTGGGTTTGGAATAATACTTTAGGTCAGTATACTAATAGTACTCCAGGATCAATTACATTACAATCAATATCAAATCAAGATCTATTTGATTATTTCACCTCAGATACTTCTACAACACCACCATTATCTACTTTAGGAATACCCGGAAATACATTCACGGATAATAATGGGGTTTTAAATGGACCTGTTTCTACTTTATACCCCACTAATATAGGAACACCACCAACTACAGGAGATATTTTATTAGGATTTTTAGATAATTCTAGTCATCCTAGTATCCCATCAACATCAACAATCCCCGGGTGGAATTCAGATCCAGTTAAAAATTATCATGGTGTAGATTATTTAACAGCACAACAGTTTATAGATAGTATATCCAATAATTGCACAAGTGTATCAAGTTTAATAGCATCTGGTCAAAGCAGAACAGTAACACAAAATAATTCAACATATAATTCTTTATGTTTTAGAAGAAGTAATGGATTAGATCCAGTTACTGTTTCAACAGGACCTTTAACAGTGGGAACGGGTTCTATTTATAATGTAGTATGCCAATATTCACAATCAGTAATGAGTATATATGTGGATGGAGTATTACAAGTATCAGAATTAGAATCTATTAAATCGGGATCTATATGTGGTAAAGAATTAGGAATAACTCAAAATAAATCTAACATGTATATAGGATGTCAAGGAGGAATACAAAACTTCTACACAGGATCCTTACAAAACATTGCAATTTATCCTAGAGCTTTAAAAAATAGTGAAATAGAAGAAAATTATTATGAATCAAAATATATAGGTACTCCTATAGTAGGTAATATATTTTATAGTATGGGATTAATTACTATTACAAATCCCCATTATTTCCATCATTTTAAACATCATAATATAACTTCATCTATTTCTTTTAAAAACACTCTACCTTTAGTTGAAAATGAATACCAATGTACTGCAGACGAACAAGAATATAATTTTACAAATAATGTTTCGGCTAGATGTATAACAAATGAAGAGCACGAAAATATAGCAAATTTTGCTACAGGTTCTATTTGGAATCCTTACGTAACTACTATTGGTTTATATGATGATAATTATGAATTATTAGTGGTTGGTAAATTAGGACAACCTGTTAGAATGTCAGATGAAACTGACACAACTTTCATACTTCGCTGGGATACCTAAAATCTCTTTCATACATTAATTGTTATGTGGTATTATATAGGAAAACAAATTAATGAAATAACTGACCTCCCAGAAGGAGCATTCGGTTTTATTTACCAAACAACTCATGTCCCAACAGGAAAGAAGTACATTGGTAAAAAATCTTTTATTTATAATTTAAAGAAAAAATTAGGTAAAAAAGAAAAAGCACTTTGGGAAGGAAAAGGCCGTCCTCCCATGTACAAACAGGTACAAAAGGAAAGCGATTGGAAAACTTACTATGGTTCTCATAGTTTTATAAAAGACGCAAATAAAGAAGATCTAGAAAGAAACATCTTACAAGTGGCTTTTAATAAAAAACAACTTACATATTTAGAATGTAAATATCAATTTATATTAGAAGTTTTAGAAACACCTAAATTTCTTAATGATAATATATTAGGTAAGTTTTATGATAAAGATTTTAAAACATGGAAATAAAAGAAATAAGTAGAATAGAAAATAAAAGAAGATTTGCGTGTGAATTTGATTTACATGATAGTACTAAATTGGGAATTTCATTTTTAGAAACTGAAGGACTTTATGATGATATAGGAGTAATAGGAAATTTTGGACCTATAAGAGCAGAAAATAAAAATTATATATGGGGAAATTTTGAAATGAATAATAATGAATCTATAAGATTTAATAATAAACTAAAAAACAACAGAACAGAAACATTAGAATTTTTAGCAAAATTAAGAGATATTTCTTTTAATTTTTTCAAACAATACCCTCAATATACTTGTATAGTATATAAACCCCTTTCTCAAGGTCAAACAATTTTATATAATGAACTTATTCAAAATGGATTTATTTTTAATGACATAAATTTTAAACTTAAAGAATATGGGGGCTTTACTTATATTTATTTTGGTGATAAAAAAGAAAAAACAAATGAAGAAGACTTATTTAGGGTTCAAAGGGGAGATATAAGAGTTAAAATGTTTATAGAATATAAAAAAATAAGTGATGAGGATTTACCTAATTTTTTTAAAAAAATAGAAAAAATAGAAACAGAAATGAAATCTCCTATATTTGAAGATGTTACCTGGGAATGAAAGAAGATCTATTAAAAAAATTATTAGAATCAATTTTAGGTAGAAGTAAATCTGCTCGTGGAGGAGACGAAGCTGTTTTTACTTGTCCTTCTTGTAACCACCATAAGAAAAAATTAACGTTTAATTTATTATCACAAAAATTTCAATGTTGGGTTTGTGGTTATAAAGGTCATAGAGCCTTTCAATTACTTAAAAAATCCAACGCACCTGGAGCTGCATTTGGAGCTTTAAAAGAAATAGATCAACAATACAATTTTAAAAAACAAATTAAACAAAAAGTTGACACTAATACTTTACAATTTCCCCAAGGAGTAACCCCCATAATGTCTAGTTCTGCAGTTTTATCAAGACATGCATTACATTATTTAAACCAAAGAGGAATTACTCAACAAGACGTAGTAAAATATGATTTACATTATTGTGAGGAAGGTCCTTTAAGAAATATGGTTGTAATACCTTCATATGATAAAGATGGTTTCTTAAATTATTATGTAGGTCGTTCGTTTGATAAAAACGCGTATATTAAGCATAAGTTGGCTTCCAGTACCAAGGACATAATTGGGTTTGAAATGTATATAAACTGGGATTTACCCGTGATTTTATGTGAAGGTGCGTTCGATGCTATGGCTATAAAACGTAATGCGATTCCTTTATTTGGAAAAAAATTATCTACAACTTTAATGAAAAAAATTATTAAATCTAACGTAAAAAAAATATATCTTGCTTTAGATGAAGATGCTTTAAAGGATGCTTTTAACCATGCTGAAACTTTTATGTCTTATGGGAAAAAAGTCTATCTTATAGAAATGGGTGATAAAGATCCATCTGAACTTGGTTTTAAAAACTTTACAAAATTGCTTCACAACGCAATAAAACTTACTACCTCTACATTAATGAAAAAGAGGCTAGCCTTGTCGTAAAGGTTTATATTTATAATAAACTGTACAATTAATGTCAAAAATCGCACTTTTACCTGGTGGGTTTAAACCACCACATGCAGGCCATTATAATATGGCAAAATGGTTATCAGCTAATACAGATGCAGACACTACTATAATTTTTGTAGGTCCAAAAGAAAGAGATGGTATTACACAAGAAATGTCTCTTCAATTATGGAAACTTTACACACAAAATGATTCAGGATTAGAAGTTAGACCAGCAGGAGTATCTCCAGTAAGAGATGTTTATGATTTTATTGAACAAGAAGCACCTGAAGGATCCACAGTATTTTTAGGAATGGGTGAAAAAGACATTAGTGATAAACGTTATGCAAATATAGGTAAATTTGCTGAACCAAGAGGTATAACCTTTGAAACTACATTAGTGCCCCCACAAGCAGGAGGCGTATCAGGAACAGAAATGAGGGGTTTTATTAAAATGAATGATAAAGCTTTATTTCAATATTCTTTACCTGAACATTTATCAGACGAACAAAAAGAACAAGCTTGGAGTATAGTAACAGCAGGATATTTAGCTAATGTAAATGAAAATATCACAGATTCAAAATATATTACTATTAAATATAAAAGAGAAAATGCATTATCAAAAAGCGAAAAATTTTTAAAATTAAAAGACGTAAAACGTAAAGGAGATTATGTTCAAGCTTCAGATATAAAAATAGTAGATAAAGACACAGAAAAAGAAGACCCAAAAACAAGTGGTAAAAATAAACCTTTTGCAAACCCTGATAATGCTAAAAATATTCCAGATTTTCTTAAAGATGTTACGGGAGATATTTTTGAGGGAGTTTTAATCTCAACAGATGATAATGATTTAAAATCTTCTAAAAATAAAACTATAAAAATTAATGGATTAGAAGATAGAAATAATGTTGTAGGAAGAAAATTTTTTATAGAACCAGATCCTGCCTCAGCTGGAAAAAACTTAAATTTATTCGCAACATTTACATCCCTTGTGTTAAATGAAGATTTTTATAATCCAGAAGATAAAGTTTTAGATTATATGAGAAGTAGTGAATATAAAGCTGGATATAGAGGAAAAAAAGATATACCTAGAACAAAAACCCAAATACATAATAGACAAACAGCTCCTGTTAGTTGGGAAGAATCAGTAAAAGAAGATGCTCAATTTGAAACTGGTAAAGTTCTACATGTTTATGATTTTGATGACACAATAGCCCAAGTAAATGCTAATATTAAAACAACTATAACTAGTCCAAGTGGAGATTACAATAAAGTAATATTAATCCCAGCTGCTAATTTCCCAGAAGAAAGTAAAGAATTAGAAACAAGATTAGGTAGCTTAGAAATAGAATACGATTTTTCTGAATTTGAAAAACAAATAGATGATGCTATTGTAAATAGTAAAGTTGTAAATAAACTAAAAAATTCATTAAGTAGACCAGACATAAAAACAACCATATTAACAGCTCGTTCTATAGGACATCCAGTTACTCGATATATGAGAGAAGAATTAGGATTAGCTGCTTATGTTGTACCTTTAGGATTACAAGTAGATGGTAAAGTAACGGGTCAAGATAAAGCTAACTGGATTGAAAAACATATAAATAAAGGATATAAAACAATTTATTTTATTGATGATTCAGAGGAAAACAGAGTAGCAGTAGCAGGTTTAAAAGATAAATATCCAGACATAAAATTAAAAGTTGAAGACCCTGCATCCGTAAGAGAAATGATGATGGGTATGATGACAGAGCCTGAAAAAAAGAAACATAATAAGGCTATGAAACGTTTAAGTAAAGATCTTAAAAAAATAAATAAAGGAAACCAATATGTTAAAGTCCCTAAGTCAGCACAAGGCACACTTACAAGAAAAATGTACGAAAAAATGTCAGCGTCAGATTTAGATTCTATAGAAACATATGCAGATAATAAATTAAATCCTGTAGATATTGAATTTACTAATCATTTTTTTGACAGAGTAAATGATCCTCGTAATGATAAAGAAATATCAAATGCTGAATTAATTGGGTTTTTTAAACGTTTATCTAAAAATAAAAAATCATTTATTGAATTTTTAAACCAATATGAACAAATTGTAGCAACAGATAGTAGAACTAATCTTAATATACCTTTTGTAAATCAAGCTAATAAAGCAATTGCAAAAACAATAATGAGAAAATCTAACTTTCAAACATCTAATCCACAATTATCATTAGAAAGAGATCTTTCAGACAAAGAAGAAAGAATAGCTCAAAGTTTACCTGATAAAGAATTTAAAAAACGTTATGGTAAAAATTGGAAATCAGTTAAAATAGCTACTGCTACTAAAATGGCTAAAAAAGAATCAATCCAACAAATGGGCTATAAAATAAATTCACCTTATAAAGATAGACCTTTTATTGATATAAACAGTAATAAGATAGATATGGATAATCTTGCATATGATCAACTTAAATTAATTGGAGATAATGGAGTAGAAATAATAGCTAATAATAATTCAGGCATTATAATAGTTCCAGGAGCTACAAAAGTAAGAGAAATACCTATTAAAATGGCTAAAAATGAAAATTTTCCTCCTTACAAGGCAAATCAAGTACAACAAACAAGATATAAAGCAAGTGATGTATTTACTAGGGATGTTCAAAAATCTAAAAAATTAGGTTATTTACAAGAAAAAGATCCTAAAAAAGGAACAGGTAAAAAACCTAAAGGATCAGGACGTAGATTATACACTGATGAAAATCCATCAGACACAGTTAAAGTAAAATTTTCTACAAGACAAGACATAGTAGACACTTTAAATAAAGCTTCATTTAAAAGTAAACCACACAAACGTCAGTCTCAAATTATAAATTTAATTCACCAAAGAGTTAGAGCAGCTTTAAGTAGAGCAAAAGATCCAGCTGTTAAAAAACGTTTAAAACCTGCTTTTGAGTATATTAAAAAACGTAAAGAAGCATCAAAGAAAAAAACACAACGAATGAAAAAAGAAAGCGTATTTTCTAAAAATTGGTGGAAACAACAAATAAATGAAATACTAACAGAAACAAAAGCAAATACACATTTAACCCACCTTGAAGAATTAGTATTAACTCAAGGACAAGATGGTTTTAATCAGGCTAAAAATTTCTTATATGAATTAATTAAAAATTTAAAAGGACAAGACAATACAATTAAAAATGTTTCTGTAAAATGGGATGGTGCGCCTGCTATATTTACAGGAATTAATCCAGATAACGGACAATTTTTTGTAGGTACTAAGTCAGTATTTAATATAAACCCTAAAATTAATTATACTCCTAAAGATATAGATGAAAATCATGGACATGCACCTGGTTTAGCTAAAAAATTAAAATTAGCATTACAATATTTACCTGCTTTAGGAATAAAAGGTATATTACAAGGTGATTTTATGTTTGATAATGATGAAGTAGAAACAAATGATATAGAAGGAACCCCACATTACACCTTTAGACCTAATACAATCAGATATGCAGTTGAAGCAAATTCTGAATTAGGCAAAAAAGTAATAGCAGCAAGAATAGGAATTATATTTCATACAACTTATAATGATTTAAGTGGAGGAGGAGCATCATTTGGAGCGGATATAAGTGGATTAAGTGAATCAACTAGTGTTTGGTTCGATGATGCTTATTTTAAGGATAACACAGGTATTTTATTAAGTGATAAAGAAGAGCAATTTGTATTAGATAGAATAAATGAAGCGGATTCAATTAATGTAGATTATACAAATTTACCTTTAAAAAGTTTAAATATTTACATTAATAGTGAAATAAAACAAGGTGAATTTTTAAATGATCCTTCAAAATCTTTTGAAAGATTTAAAAACTGGTATCAACAAGCAGTTGATAAAGGAATAGCAAAAGTTAAACGACCAGAAACTAAAGAAAAGAAAAAAATAGCTGGTGAAGAAAAACTTAAAGAATTTGAATCTCAAAAACAAGATATACTTAATATATTTAAAGTAAGTAAATTACTCTCTGAAGCAAAGGCTATATTTATAACCAAATATGATAAAGCTGTAGCAACTAAACACTTTATTGATAATGGTGATGGTACTTTAAGTGTAACTAAAGCAGAAGGATTCGTAGCAGTTGATCACACTGAAAATGGTATTAAATTAGTTGATAGATTAGAATTTAGTAGAAATAATTTTAACGCAGGAAAACCAGGAGCAAAAAAATAAAATATTATGGCAAAAATTTATGATAAATTCGGAAAACCATTAGGTTACTCAAATGCAACAGGATTACCTAGCCATCAAAGTAAAGGATTAGGAGATACAGTTGAAAAATTTACTAAAGCTACAGGTATAAAAAAAGTTGTAGATACAGTTTCTAAAGCAATGGGTAAAGATTGTGGATGTAAAGGACGTAAAGACAAATTAAATAAAGCATTTCCTTATAAAAAATAAAAAATGGACAGAATAAAAAACTTATCATTAGACCAAAAAGCCAAATTGTACTATATGGCTTTACTTCAAAAAGGTATGATAGATACATTACCTGAAGATCCTAAAGCAGCTTATGTTCAAAGTATGATGGATAAACCAGCAAGTTCAAAATTCTCAGAACCAATGGGAGAAACTAGAGACGAAGAAGATGAAGAAAATGACAGAAATTTAGCTTTAGATGATATTCCAGACAGTTTAAGAGAATTATCTACTGAATTAGGATATTTAAATGAAATAGATCTCAACGCAGTATCATATGAAAAAGTAACATTTGTATATACTGAACAAGGAGGTCTTTTTTATGGATTAGATGTTTATGTAAGTAAAGACCAACCTCAACGTTCAGATAAATTAGGATATGATGAAGCTAATGAATGGTTAAAAGATACATTAGCGTATATTCATGAAGATGATTTAATACCAAAAAGATACAATTCAGGTTTAGAAGATTTAGATTTAATAGTAAAAAGATTAGAAGAATTAGGAATAGAAGCTAGCCATGGGGATTACATGGATGTAAGCTAAAATAAAAGTTATGTTAAAAAAAGAATTTAAAAGAAAAGATGTAAGTAGAATGCGTAACCTAATAACAGGTAAAACAGGAGCATCTACAGGTACACAAATTGGTTATAATAAAGAACAAATAGATTATAAAGAAGGAGATGTTTGGACTGAAAATAAAAAAACTTGGACTATAAAAAATGGTATAAAACAAACAATATCTAAATTAGACACAATTAAAAAGGAGGTATTTATGCCTTTATGTTGTCCTAAATGTGGTAAAATAATGAAAGGACAATTGGATAAACCAAATTATAGAATTCATAAAAAATGCCATGATTGTGTTGTAAAATTTGAACATAAATTAAAAATTAGAGGGGAATATGATGATTATATAAAGAAATTAAAAGCAAAAAATTCTCTTGATATAGTAAATGAAATGGAGTCATATTTATTAGATGCGATAAACACATCAAATTCTGGATATGTTTCAGAAGATGGTGTTGTTGAAAGATGGGTAGGGGGTGTTAATAAAAAAGAACTAACTGAACAAGTTAAAGAAGCAGCAAAAACACGCCGTACACATTTAAAAAAGGAATTAAATGACAAAGAGGGAGCTTAGAGAATTAATTAGATCTACTATCCAAGAATATACAGGTACAGGTAGTAGTGGAGGAAATGCAGGTGATGGAAATAGTATTCCTTCTCCTAGACCTTTTGTTGATGAAGAAGATGAAATAGAAAATTATAATAAAAAAGGAGCTCCTTATGGGGGTGCCGAAGGTAATCATTATAGAAAAGAACCAGCAAATAGAGTTTACCCAAATAGAGACCCAAGAGGGGGGATGTTTGAAAAAAAGTAAAATGAAAAAAAAGGATATTATAAAATTAGTTAAAGAAACTGTAGCTAAAAGAAGAAAAAAATTCTATGGCCAGCATGATTATTATGGTAATAATGTTGGTGGGAGAAGTAGCATAAGTGGTATGCCAGGCGTAATGGAATTTGAACAACCAAAATCATTTGATCCAGACACTATTAGATTAGTTAGAGATATATTATCTATGGCAGATGTACACCATAATGAACTTGTTGGAGGATACGATGAAGTTTCTTCATATTTAGACAAAAGAACAGGTGGAACAATTATTAAATTTCCACATTTTAATGGTCCTCAAGGTAGAGGAGCAATGTTTGGGAAAGAAACGGTAGACCAAATTGATCGTTCCAAAGCAGCAGCAAAAGCAGCAGCACTTAAAACACATTCTAAATTTAAAACATACATAGAAGATTACGAAATATCAGACAAATCTCCAGCAGGAGTTTATGG